AATAACTTCGGTTAGGGTTTACGTTATCTTAGCTATCGTAACATTGTTTATATTGTCAGTGTTCACCGTTGTGCTTTTGTTAGCCATTTTGTCGAAGAGCTACAAGTATATCACGTTTAAAGCCCAAGTCTATCGAAAAGCCTACCAGCTCAAGAAAGCTCTTGCGGGAACCTCTGTGACTCTAATGTCGCCTTCCAACGCAACGAAGCAAAAAGCAGCAAACAAAGAAGTTTTTGTAGGAAGAATAATACCTCATTTACAGCCTATGCAATTAGAGATGGCCATGGATGGATCAGAACTGTTTTCACCGAAACATGTTTCTGGCATTCTCGCTTTCATCATAATAGAAGATGTAGAGAAAGTGAAAGTTCGCGTCGTAGGCTTAGGCTTCCGGCACAAAGATTACTTAATAACAGCGAAGCACGTTTACACCAGGATAGAATCGGAGTCAAGTCCGGTTATGTTAGTTAAATTTGTAGAAGATACGCAAACACGGAAATCAAGGATGGATCGCTCCACCTCTATCGCTTTGAGCAGCTTGAAGTTGACAAACATAGTAGGGGAAGAAGCATCGGATTTTTATGATGTAGTAATCTGCCAGGGATTAAACAAATATTATTGTAAGGAAGCTATAAGCTCTCTATCACTAGGAACGGCCCTCTGGGGAGCACCCGTTAGGACAGTTGGAATCACTGACGACTTTAACTTGCAAAGCGCACAAGGAGTCATCAGAAGACAGGAATTAGACCTACACGCAGTGCAATACAGCGCGACAACCCACCCAGGTTGGAGCGGAGGACCAGTTTTGTCAGGAAAGAAAGTTGTGGCAATGCACAAAAGCGCCCGTTCGGATGCTAATGAAGGCCTGAACTCAGCGATGATACTCATGTTCATACAAAAATATGAACAGGTAAAACCTGAGCAAACAGCGGATTTTAAATTTGAACGTCTCGAAAAAGTGTGGAGAGATGATAATGGTTACGCAGCCAGAATGGATGAAATTAGAGGCTATCAAGGGAATAGCATCTTCATGAACCAAAAAACTGGTAGAGTTTCATGGGCTGATATGGAGGATATGGTAGACGCTCGTGTCGATATAGATCACGATCCGCGTCTAACCCGAAACAAATATGGAGAGTTGTGCTACACCGCAGCGTATAATGATGAACTGAATGAAACTAAACTCATTGAAGATGAAATAGTAACAAAAACAGATCACATTAGCAAAGCAGCTAAGCCAAGCATATTAGAATTCGAGCCAGATTCACCATTACAGTTGATGGAAGATAGAGAAAGCAGAGTTACTACTGCTTACTTTAAAGGCTACAATAGCTTACTACAAGAAAAGTTAGACCTGCCTGCAGCGTCGGAGCTGGGATATGACAAAGATAAATACAAGTTTCCAGATTTGAAAACAGTTGGAGAAGCACGAGTAGCGGTCACGTTATCTCTAGCTAAACACCTACATGTTTTCGAAGAAAGGAGAAAGTACTCCGAAAAACCCACCGACAGCCAATTAGACATTGCTATGCAGATAGTTTTAAACCAATGTTTGCCCTTAAGATATAAAATGAAGAAAGACCCGCTGAGTCGCACCAACCTAGAAGATATTATAAATTCTACTAGAGTTGATGGTTCGAAAAGCCCGGGTTACCCTTACATTACAATGGGTCTCACAACAAACGCCGATGTTATCGCAGCGGGCGGTTTGATTGAAGCAATTATTAACCAACAGAAACCCTGGCCAGTTAATACTTTTGCAAAATTAGAACCAACCAAAAACGCTAAGTTGGACAATAAAATGGTTAGAATTATATCAGGGGTCGGACTCACAGACCAAATTAGGACACACGCATACTTTGCGCCTTTAAACGATGCAGCCACTATGAACTACACAAAATGCCCGATACAAATTGGATTTAGTCCACTTAAAGTTGGGGACGCAGCCGAGTTCATGAGAGGTTTAAATCCAAAAAAGAAGAAGAATGTTAAGTTTTTAGAAGACGACATCAGTACATGGGATTATAACTTATTCCAATGGATCGTCGAAGAAGTAGTAGAGCTAGCTCTCAGGTTAGCAGTCCCGGAAGATGGGATGGAAGCGACCGATGTGGATAATTGGATAACAGAAGCGAGAAAACAGGCATTAGAACAGTTTACTTTAACTTTCCGAACCCCAGAAGGGGTTTGCGTAGAGCGGAAGAAACCGTGCATAATGACTTCCGGATCAATTTTGACAATTATATTTAACTCATTTTCTATGTTGTTGCTAGATACTCTAGCTAAACTTAGAATGGGCCTAACGCGTAATGAAATAGAACAAGACTTTGTGATTAAAGTGGGAGGGGATGACAAAATACAGTCAGCACCCAAAACTTTTAACCATCAAGCCTACTTGAACGAATTTAAAATTATGGGAGTTAAAACACATAGTGAAAAGTCTTTGGAGACTATAGAAGGGATTGAATTCTATAGTTGGATTTTCACAACAGAGAGTGGAGAAGCAAAATGGGTGCCCACCCGGTTCACTAAGCATGTACACAGTTTACTAGCTACTAAAACAGCAGACGCTGGTCAAGCTTTAGTGTCACACATGTGGAACTGGGCCCATGACATCCCGCATTTTAACTGGTTCAGAGCTCAGTATATTAGACTTAATGAAGAATTACCCGAAGAATTTCCTTTGAGGTGCATTCCAGACAGAAGATCTATAATTCAGCTTTTGAGAGGTTATGAAATGGGACCTAAACGCGATCTAATCGAGCAACACCTCACGGTAGTTAGCAGATTAGGTTAATCTCCAAACAAGTCCTGGACAAGACGTTAAACTGTTTGAGTTTAGTAAACTCAACCCCTTCCAGTAGGAAGGGGCCCGCCTTAAGCCAGGCGTTAAATGGTCAGAAATCAGTTTTCGAAAGCTACTAGGAGCTTTTAAATCCTTTTATTCCGAGGGGAGGTTGGTTGGGAATAAATTAACGAATGAGAACACCACAAATACTGGATTGCAATATCGGTCCTTATGTTAGTGATGGAAAATTTCAAAAATCGGTTCCTAGACCCCACACTTGTGTGCCAAAAACAAAAGCTGGTAAAGCTGCTCAAAATCATGACCACCTTTACGCTACAGCTAAAGATAATGTTGATCGCATACACGCTGATAAACAGTTTTACGAAGATCTGTATGGAACTAGTATTAGCAACACTGCTCTCGCAGTTGGTGTTAGATACTTTAACTTACATAACTACGGAAAACAAGCATCGGAAATATGGGGTTCGCCCGGTTTAATCAAAACCCAGGAAGGGGGAATAAAAAGACCGAAAGAAAACAAAATGCCGCAACGATTAAGAAGAGTACAAAGTACAAAATTGAAGAAAACATTAATAAACAACAACAAAAACCTAAACAATGCCAAGGCTACAAAAGTCGTTGTATTACAAGCTACTCAAAGCAGTAAACAACCGAAACAAAGAGCTATTAGCACCCGTTCTGGTTTCAATGTATTAGCAGCTCCTGCAAGCATTGGGTCCGCTCTACGCGGATCGATACCAACAATATCAAAAGTAGGGAATGGAACTAGGGTAGTCGCTCGTGATCTCGTTTCAGTCCTGTCAGCCACGGCTAGCAGCGACATGGAACTAGTAGCTTGTGTCGAGCTGAACCCATGCTACTTTTCAAATGCCTACATGACTAACTTTGCTAAAATGTATTCTAAATTTCAATTTAATGCAGTAACAGCTCACTTTGTCACGGACTTACCTACTAGTCAACAAGGAACGGTTATATTAACTTACCGACAGAATATTAATGATCCTCACTATAGATGGACTACAAATACATTCTATCAGAAAGTTATGACTACTCCAGGTTCTCAAATAGGGTCAATGTGGGTTAACCACAGTATGACACCTAAACTAGACCGCTCTATTAAAGATGTCGATCTTAAAACTTCACTAGATCCCAACGATGGGTCTTCTGGAGCTATTTTCGTCTACATGAAATATGATGGAGTGGCAGTACCGGGTTACATAGTCCTAGATTATGATATCACTTTCACTCAAATGGCCCAACAAGCTCGAATATCTCATATACCTTACCCTCAGGGCAACTGGCTTAAACACAATTACAATGATGATGTGTTACCAGCTGCCGGAGTGCAAGTGACTATTGACTGTTCGACAATTCCAGGCTTGAAAGAAGGGAGTGTCTGGAAATTAATCTTAGACGTTTCTAAATACGTTTTTGAAGGGGGAGCCACAGCTACCACCTTTTTTAAACGAGAAACGTTCTCCACAATAACAGCTTCAATCCTACCAGAAACCATAGCTGATGGTTTCACTTGTTACGCTCGGGCTTACACAGGACATTTCCTGTTGTATCCCACGTACAAGTCAGCCATCAGCACAGCTGAAAGGAGTGATTGTTTAGTTTATGGAGCTAATTTCGCTGTCAGAACCACACATGCATTTTGGAGCTTGTGCTTGACCACAGGATACCAAGATGAACAGGCAGATTTGTAGTGGACAAATAACAAAACCACTAAAACATAGATATGTTATAAAAATAATAAAACAATAGTATCGCATAAGAAAGGAACTAAACCTACTACAGCGGTTGTCTAAG